GACTGCGACGCGGCGAGCTGCTCGCCCTGGTTGGCCCCGCTCTCGCCTTGGCCCGGGCTCTCTCCCGGCGCGATGCAAAACACGGCGCTGATGGTCGTATTGGAGGCCAGCACCGCCTCCCCGCGCAGCCAGTGTGCTCGCGGCGGGCGCTGGTGGGTGTAGCGGATGGAGCTCCAGTCCGCCTCCTCCAGCGTGGCCTGCACCGTCGCCGTGCGGCTGCCCGTATCCTGCAACATCGGATCCACGACCGTCTGGAGCTGACCGAGGGTGTTGCAGCCCAGGACGTAATCGGGCACCAGCGCCTTGGCCCGGCGGGCGAGCTGATCCCACAGCGACTGGCCCGAATTGCCCAGCACCACGAAGGGATAGGTCGTCGTTGTGCCGCTCCACGACCAATCGGCCACCTCCAGCGCTGTCGAGTGCCAGTGGAGCAGGTAGTGCAGGTACTTGTCCATGTTCGGCGCGGTCATCTGTGCCCATGTCGTGGGCGAGCTGGCCACCTCCACGCTCAAGGGGAAGCCGGGCAGACTGTCGAGCTTGCCCGCCACGTCCAGGCAGTCGAACACCGTGTCGCGGGTGATGCCGGTGCGCTCGGCGCTGATCGTCGCCGGGTCGGTGTGGTGCCAGCCCCAAAAGACCATGTGGCTCCGGTCGGCGCCGGTTGAGGGCTCGTCCTCCCACAGCATGACCAGCGTGCCGTCGGGATAGGTGCTCTCGGCGATGTCCTCCAGGATGCGCACCGCGAGCCGCTGGCCCTGCGGCGTGACGCGGCGGTTCTCGATCGTAAAGCTGGCGATGGAGGTGTCGCTCGCCGGGTCGCGGGCGTAGATGGGCACGCGCGCCGTATGGGTCTCGGCGTTGGAGTCGGTGACCACGAGCTTGATCCAGTAGAAGCCGGGGTCACAGTCGACTTCGATCTGCGAGTCGCTCAAAGCGTAGCCGGCCACGAGCGACACGCCGCTGGGGAGCGTCCAGGCGTAGGAGGACACAGAGCCCGAGACGGCAAAGCAGGCCTTGGCGCCCGTACCCGGCAGCGTGACGCGCAGCTTGCTCGTGCCGCTGGCAATGGTGCCGGCCATCGGGACCCCGGCATTGGCCACCGGCGGCGGGTTCGTGGTGTAGGTGCCGACGGCGATGTCCTGATCCTTGTAGATCGTGCCATCCTCGTCGATGCAGGGGATCTTGCTCCAGACACGGTAATCGGCCCATACGCTGATGTAGGCATTGTCGACGAGGTCCACCTCGCCGTCTCGCGTGCCCCTGGAGGAGCGGCCAAAGTAGAGCGTCGCCGCGCCCGCTGCCTTGCGCACCCGCTGGCGTCCGTACTCGTCACCGCCCGCGCTGGAGCCAAAGAGGACCGTCATCCCGGCCTCGATGTCGCCGTAGGCGCCGGTGGTCACGCCGTCGAACGTAACCTGCGCGATCGGATAGGCGAAGCTGCCCTGGGCGACGCGCGCGGCAAAGATGGTCGTGGGCTGGGCGAGAAAGAGGCGCAAAGTCATTAAGTCGCGTCCTCCAGGTCTCGCACCAAGATTACCACGTCGCGGGGAAAGTAATTCGACCAGCGCACGTCCTGCCCGGGCTGCGGGCGGATGGCCAGGCCATTCTGTCGCGCCCAGGCAAACGTTTCGTCGCGCACGTAGACGGTGACCTCATTCGATCCGGCGTTCTGCACGCCAAAGGCCGACAAGATACTCTGGTACTCAGTGGCGCTGCTGACCATCGAGTAGAGCAGCTCGACGTACTTGGCCTCGTCGTAAGGCGTGCCGTCGCCGCCGAACGTGCGGCGCGTGGGCTTGATGCCCTCGCTGCGCGGCTGCGGGTCGAGCACGTTCAGGCTCTCCAGCGCCACGTCGTGGCCGTCGGCAACGCGATAGGAGCTCATCCGCCCAACCTCCTGAAGAAGCCGGTCAATACCTGCTCGACCTGCGCCGCGATGTCCGTCGGGCTCTGGCCAGGTGCGGCGTAGATGGGCATGGAGATGGCCCCCGACTGCACGGTCACGTTGCGCCCGCCTGCCACGGCACCCACCAGCTGGCGCTGCGTGAACGCCCCGCCCAGCGCACTGCGTAGCAGCTGCGTGGTCTCCGCACTGAGCACGTACTCGGGCCGGGAGCGGCTGCCGTGCAACATCGTCGCCGCGGTGTCGTAGACGGGCCCGCCGGCCTGCCGGGTCAGCATCGGCCCGCTGATCCACTGCTTGAGGAACGGATCGTAGCGTGCCGGCGAGATTGCCGGTCGACTCGTCGTCGTGCTGCCTGTCGTGGCACCTGCCCCGCTCGTGCCGCCATAGCTCGATGGCGCGGTCATCCGCGATTGAAACGCTTTCCAATAGGTGTCGAACAACTCGATAGATGCCTCTTGGCGGTCCTTTTGCAGCTCCAGCCAGGCCTGGTTGTGCAGGCCCAGATCTTCCAACCGGTCGAGCAGCCCGTCCCAGGCCGCGTTGCGCTCCTCGATCGCGCCCTGGTTGATCTGCGCGATGCGAGCAGCCTGCTGGGCCGCCATTGCCGCCAACTGCGCCTCGTGATCCTTTTGCATCCGCTCCAGGCGGAGGGCGCGATCGTCGTCCTCGAGCGCCTGGCGCTCAGCGAGGGCGGCACGCATGTCGGCGACGCGCTGTGCGTCGGCGGCGCGAGCCTCCTCCAGGCGCTGCTGGTGTGCCTCGCGCTCCTGCTCGATGCGCTCGTTGAGATTCTCGCGCTCGGCCTCGACGCGGCGGCTGAGATCGTCCTCGGCCTGCGTGACTTGCGTCTGGAAGCGGCGCTGCTCCTCTGCGACCGCGCGCGCGTCCAGCCGGGCCGCGGCCTCCATAAGGCGGTTGCGATGGTCGGCGCGCATGCGCTCCAGGTTGCGCTGCCCTTCGGCCTCGATCTCGGCGATGCGTTCGTTGCCCTCGCCGCGGATCTCGATCAGCTTGTCGTTGAGATCCTCCTGCCACTTGCGCTCGCGCTGCGCTGCATCGGCGTGGATATCGGCGATGTCTTTGGCTAGCTGGGTCTGCTGTCGTGCGCGCGATCGGGCAAAGTCCTCGGCCTCACGCGCGATGGTGAGCTCGTAGGAGGCGATCAGCTCCGTGCGCTGCTGCTCGTACTGGCGCGTGACATCGAGGCGCTGCTGGTTGGCGCTGGCCTCGATTTGCTGTACCTGAGCCGCCCAGTCCTGGATGGCGTCGGCCTGCTCGGAGGTGAAGCGCGACCGCTGTGCGGCCTGTTGTCCAGCTGCACGGGCTCCTGCCGCCAAGTCCTGCGCGGCTTGGGGTAGCACGCCGATGAAGCGCCCAAAGGCGACCAGCCACTCGTCACGCTTGGCGTCCACCTCATCGGCCAGCCCGCCCATCTTTTCACCCCAGGCGCGCATCTCGTCGGCCCCACCAAGCAGCTGCTCGCTGAGCTCCCGCGCCTTACGTAGCGGCCCAATGTCCGGCCCTGGTATCAGGTCCAGCAGCCGCTGGATGAAACGCCCGATGGCGTCCAGGATGCCCGAGAAGCCGTTGGCCAGCCATTCCTGCGCCCAGGCCAGGATCTTGGCCAGCTCGCCCAGCCACTGCCCGATCACCCGGGCGCCGATAAAGATCACTTGCCCCAGGCTATTGAGCGCGTCGCGCATCGTGGCATTGGCCATGCGCTCGTCGCCCGTGGCCCGCCCCACACCGCGCCCGACTTGCACGCCGATGTTGGCGCCCAGCACTGCCGCCCCGCCCAGGACCCCCACCGTCTTGATCGCCGTGCCCAACGCAGCCGCGGCTTTCAGTGTCTTGATGCGCTGCAGGGCCTGGGCGACCTGGTTGAGAAAGATCAGCGTCGGCGCGCCCACGGTGACGATGCTGGCCAGCGCCGCGCCCAGCGTGGCCACCTCGGGATGAGCCTCGCGCAGCTGGGAGAGCCACTGCGCTGTGCCGCTCAGGATGGGCGTCAGCACCTTGAGCAGCGGCTCGAACCCCTCCGCCAACAGCTGCACCGCCGCGTCCTTGGCGGCACGGAAAGAGGCGTTGAACGTGCGGCCCATGGCATCGGCGGTCTGTTGGGTGATACCCATGCGCGCCAGGACCTGGTCGAGCGCCGCAGCAAAGTCCCCGCCGGTCTCTTCCAGCGCCTCGCGCAGTTGCACGCGCGAGATGTTAAAGCGCTCAGTTAGGGAGATGAGATCCGTGCCGCCCGAGGTCAGTGCCTCGTTGATGGCGAACGCCGCGCCCTGGATGCCTTCTCGCTGGTTGAGCACGGCCACGCGCCGGGTCAGGTCCAGCCATTTGCCCAGTTCCTCGGAGTTGCCTTGCAGCGTCGGCAGCAGCTGCTTGGCGCCGGCCAGGAGATCAGAAAAGGGCAACCCCGCCGCGGCGGCACGTGCGCGCAACTGCTCAGCCAGCTCGCTCGCCGCCTCCAGCGAGCCGGTCATTCCTACCAGCTGAACCTGCACCTCCTCGAACGAGGCCGCGGCGCGGATGCCCATCGCGGAGATAATGCCGCCCACGATGCCCAGCGCGGTCAATTCCCGGTTGACCTTGTTGATCTCGGCAGAGAAGGTGCGTGCGCCCCGGGCGATGCCGGTGAAGGCCTTGCCGATGTTTTGCCCGACGCGGCGCATCGTCAGTTGTGCGCGCTCGGCGCCGCTGGTGTCGATCTGAATGGATCCGAACGCCGTCCCGAGCCGCGTCCCGCCCAGTAATCCACCGAGTAGTGGCATCAATCCACCTTATGCACTCTCACGCCGCCTACCGTCCCGGCCAGCGCCTTCAGCGCGGCGAGACCTCCGCTCTGGCTCTTTGGCTGCGGGCTGGGCAGGCGAAAGGCTGGATCCAGGAGCTGGCTCATCGTGTATTTGGGTTCCAGGCGCCGGTCTTTTTCTGGCCCGATCCACTCGGTCTCCTGCGCGGCAGCCTCGATCGCACTGCCCCCGAACACGACGGCGCTGTCGAACTGATATGCCGCCCAGGCATCGTCAATCTGCAGGAGGCTGCTCGGTCGCTGTCCCGTCGCCGTCGCCGTCTGGTACAGCCGCCATATCTGCTGCTTGTCGCTCACAAAAGGAGCGCAACTCTTTCGCCGGCAGCACGGCCAGCGAAAAGACGCTCCCCCTGTCTGCGAGCTCCACGTCGGTGATGTGGATCTCGTCTTCGGCCTGTGGATCCGCCACGATGCGCGGCTCCACGAACGCGGCGGTACAGATGGCGTCGATCAGCGAGAGCATCTCGTCCGACTGCTCGACCAGAGTCTCCACGTTGAGCAGCTTGTCGAGCTCGTCGGTATCCACGCCCTCGTAGATCGTCTTGGCCACCCAGGGCGTCAGCAGATCCGGGATCTCGCCCTGTCGCAGCAGCACGTCCAGCGCCACAGGCCGGATGCGGGCCATGTTGCCGGAAAGGAGGTGCACCAGAAAGCCCTCCTCTCTCGGCTTGCGCCATTCCGCCCCACTGGTCGGTCGTCTCTTGTCACTCATCAGCTGATGTTCGTCGGCGGAATGGCGACGTCCGCGGCGGTGGCGTGCTCGATCACGTTGATCAGGCCAAAGGTCGCGTCGTCCACGATCTGGATCGTGGCCTCGGGGATGGCGAACTGGCCATACTCGAGCTGTGCGATGGTCAGGTCCCCGGTGAGCTTGCACTTGGGGATAAAGACGTGCGTATCCCCGCTGCCCTCTTCAGCCAGCGCCTTGCCGCAGATCCCGATGTAGGGCATCGCGTCGCCACCGCTGACCTTCAGGTGGTCTTGTACGGCGCCGCTGACGGTCGAGGTGTTGCCCAGGATGACCTCCAGTGCAGCGATGGAGATGCTGCCGAAGCGGACGGTCACCTCGCCGCCGATGGCGCGCGCGGCGGTCGCCTGAATCGAGTCGTCGCCCTCCAGCTGCGCCGATACCGTGGCCAGCGTGGTGCCCATGAGCTGTACGCTTGGCACGTCCACCGCGGTATCATAGTCGTTGGTGGCGTTCCAGGTGGCTACCTTGACGTCGTTGAGGCCGAACTGTGGTGCTCCGTAACTATCGAATCCCATTTTGATGTCTCCTTATGCTGACTTTTTCGTTGCGACCTGGTAGGTCGAGCGCTCTACGCTGGCGTTGAGATCGCTGTCTCGCGGCCCGCGCACGTCGCCCGCCCACAAGCACATGAACGTTCCTGAAAGCTGCACAGCGTGCAGTAGTGAAAAGACCCGGTCGCGTATCGTCTCGATGTTTGAGTAGCCGTCGTCCTCGTAGAACCACACCTCGAGCATCTCCCGCACGCCGCTGTAGCGCGCGCCCTCATCCTGCAAGAGCGGGTTGGGCTCACTGCTGCGCAGCTTGAGCAGCACACACGGCTTGAGGATCTCATTGGCGTCGAAGGCCGCTGGCGTCGTGGTGCGGTTGATACCCAGCCGCCCGGTCTCGTCAAAGTCCCACATGCCGCCCGTGGCCGTGGCCAGGAGCGTGGCGTCTGCCTCGAGGAGGGCCTTGGCTGCCGATAGCGCGCTCACTCCGCCTCCCAGGCCTCTCGTGCCGCTTGCGCTACGGGATAGAACTCTTCCAGATCCATCGGCGTCTTGCTATGCAAGCAAGCCAGCAGATCCGAATCCGTAACCTCGGTCCACATTGGCGTATCTACACACGCGTCCGCCTGCAGGATCCTTCCGTCGCTTTCGACGATGTATAGGACGGTCACGATAGCATCCTCACGACCTCGCTCCACAGGATAGGTGCAAAGTGATCGATGGCCGGGTCGATGATCGCGTAGCGCCCGGCGTTATTGAGCTCCAGGTACACGCCGTACTCCATCCCGTGGCTGAGCACCAGCTCGACCATCGACTCCACGACCTGGTTGACCTCGGTGTAGAGCGTCTGGCGGGCATTGCCCGTCCGGTCGGTCCACGGCGCATTGGCCTTCATCCAGTTTTCGATCTCGGGCGCGTAGCTCTGCGCGATGCGCAGCACGCCGCGGTGAATGGCCGCCACGTACGTCTCGGCCAGCTCGGGAAATGCCTGCTCGGGCGGACGGATCCACTGGAATCCCGTCTGCACCATCAGCTGCGCACCTTGGCATATGCCTGAAGCGAATCGCTTAGCCCGCCAAGCACGGCCACGATCTCGTAGCTCACGCCGCCCACGGCAAAGCGATCGCCGGTCTGCAGGTCGGTGTCGGTCAAGGTTGGATGCCCCTTGTAGCCCACCACGAGCACGTCCGCGATGGCCGTCTGCCCACCCTCGGTCTGCACCTCGCGGGGCCGCCCAAGCGGCTCGATGCACACGCTCTGCGCGCTCTGTTCCACGCTGGCGCGCACGACGGTGATGCTGGTCGACTTATCGGCGATCAGCCGCGCAGTGTCGACGCCGCGGTCGACGTCGTCCAGCCAGTCCGAGAGCGGGAAGCTATTGCCCGTCCAGGAATCAATGGATGGCATCGCATCTCCCTCTAGGCATCCGGCTCGTCCTTCCAGCGCGGCGGGATCTCGTTCAGGCCCACGATGCGCACCTGGTTGCCGGCTGTCCGCGCCTCGCCCTTCCAGAACGCGACCATCTCCTTAACGTGCTCGAAGAGCTGGCTCTTTTTCTCCTGCGTCTGCCCGGCGGTATAGTCGTTGAACTTGGCCGCGTCGGCCATTAGCTGCCGCCAGGCCAGGTACACGGCGCCATTATAGTCGCTGTCCGCACGCGCATAGAGCCGGTCCAGTTCCGTGTTTGTGAACACGCTCTCGTCCGCACTCAGAGCCAGATCGGCCTGCATGTCCGCCCGCTGTGTCGTGGTCAGTGCCATTAGCCGTACTCCTCGATCAGTTCCAGCAGCGCCCGTCCCGCGTGCTCCCAGGTCTGATTCGCCCGCAGCCACGCAGCGCCGTCCATCGCCTTGGCCTTGGCCTCCATCGGGTGCTCGTAGCACCAGCGCATCGCTTCCGCCACTGCTACCACGTTCATCTGTGCCCACTGACCGTCGATGTGATCGGCGTAGCCCCGCGGGATATTCACCAAATCGAACTCGTCCAGCACGACCGTCGCCCATTCGTCGGTATGACCGTCGTCCAGCCCACTGTAGCGGGTGACGATGGTCGGGATGCCCATCATCGCCGCCTCGCGGTGCGGCATCCCCCAGCCCTCGGACTTGCTCGGGATGGCGAAGCAGTCGCACTGGGCGTACACGTCGGCCATCGTCTCGCAGTTGTCCATCCAGAACGTGACGCGCGGGTCGCGATTGGACGCGCCGGCGATCATCTCGATCAGCTTGTTGGCGTGGGGCCGCGTCTTGATCACCAGCCGCACGTCGCGCACGTCGTGGAAGGCCGCGTAGAACGCCTGCCACACCTCCACCCAGCCCTTGCGCGCACCGCGATCGGCCAGCGCCAGGAAGGTGTAGGTATCGCTCGGCACGTGTGGCAGCAGCGGGAACTCCACCGGGCACGTGCCGCCCGGCACGACGTGGATCGGTATCTCGACGCCGCTTTTCTCGAACGCCTCGGCGTTGTGCTCGCACGGCACGACGATGCGCTCGCAGCGCTCGTTGCACGCCTTGGCCCAGCCGTCGGGCAGTTTCGTGCCCTCGGTCATGGTGAAGCCCCACTGCCGGCCCGGGAGCGCCGGGAACATGTAGGGCGGCATGCACGACAGCGTCAGGCGATCGAACTCCAGCCCGGCCAGCCGCTGCATCCATCCTGGCAGCATACGCACTTCCTGCAGGAGCACGGGCCGCACCTGCACGCCCAGATAGCTGAGCCAGCGCGTCAGGTAGCGCCCGTAGCGCCCATAACCGTCGTAGCGGTCGAAGCTGTATGCTGCCAGGTTGA